GGGCTGGAATAAGAGTACCTGACCGAGTACAACACGAGATAGCTGGTGAAGTGAAAATAAACATAGACCTGAGTTAATAAAGACTGCTTGTATATATCTGGAGACAAAACGAATGTTGCCTTCTAGAAGAGGGGGTGGGGGCAAAAACGAATGTTTGTTTATACATATATCTCTTGTCCTCGCATTATAGGTGTAAAAAAAGCACGAAGTGTGAATTGAAAATATATTTTTTATTCTGTAGGGTTGAGGGTTCACCCTAACTCATATACAAAAGGATAAGAAATGAAAACAAATCAAGATACCATCATCCAAACACTGCAAGAACAGAACAAGCATCTCCTAGACAGATTGGAGAAGGCGTATGAGGATAAGAGTGAACTGCGAAGAAAGATGTATGATAATGGCAATGGTAAGGCGAAGTATGTCTACGCAGATGACGGAACACCAGCAAGACTGAACATGAAAAGAGGCGATCCGACCAAGGAAGGCACGGATTAGTGAGCTTCCTTCAAACCATCTCAATAGAGGACAGGAGAAGGTTGAGGAAGATCGTCAAGAAGGTTCATCTGAAGAACTATCCCACCCAGTTCATCAATGACAGGGAGGCTGATAAATTAGTAGAGGCGTTTGGAGAGGAAACAGTCTATAACCTGATCAAGAAGCACAAGGATTTGGGAGAGATTGACTGAGTTTAATTACAAGCCACAAGGAGAGGTCCTAAAGAGATTCATGAAGTCCAATGATTTCTTCAGGGGAATCAGAGGACCAGTAGGATCAGGCAAGTCCGTGGCTTGTTGCGTGGAGATATTCAGAAGGGCTTTGCAGCAAGAGAAGAACACACAAGGTATTCGCAAGTCAAGGTGGGCCGTCATCCGAAATACCAATCCCCAATTAAAGACGACAACGATCAAGACATGGCTCGACTGGTATGATGAGAATGTATGGGGGAGATTCCATTGGTCCGTTCCCTACACCCATCATTTAAAGAAGGGTGATATAGATTTAGAGGTCCTTTTCCTAGCATTGGACAGACCTGAAGATGTCAAGAAACTGCTCTCGCTGGAGCTGACTGGAGTGTGGGTGAATGAGGCGAGGGAAATACCCAAGTCCATCATAGATGCCTGTACAATGAGGGTTGGACGATTTCCTTCCATGAGGGAGGGTGGAGCGTCTTGGTACGGAGTGATCTGCGACAGCAATGCTCCTGAAGAAGATCATTGGTGGGCTATTATGGCTGGAGATGTTCCTGTACCTGACCATGTGTCAAGGGATGAGGCGTTGATGCTGGTCAAACCTGACAACTGGTCCTTTTACTCCCAAGCTGGAGGCATGAAGGAAAAGAGAAACACGAAAGGTGATTTAGAAACTTATACGGAGAATGAACACGCTGAAAACAAGTCCAATCTTACTCCCAAGTATTATAATAACATCATCAGGGGTAAGACGAAGGGATGGATTGATGTCTATGTCCTTAATAAATTAGGCAGTATTGAGGAAGGAAAGTCAGTTTATCCTAATTGGAGAGAGGAAGTCCATCTGTCATCCGAACCCTTGCTCCCTGATAAAAATTCCTTGCTGTATGTGGGGATTGACTTTGGATTGACACCAGCAGCGACCTTCGGACAGAGGCTTTCAACTGGAAGATGGATCATTCTGCATGAACTGGTCTGCTTTGACATGGGAGCCATCCGATTTGCCGAGGCGTTGAAGCATGACTTCGCAAAATACTTCAGGAATTTTGAAACGGAAATCTATGGTGATCCGTCAGGAGACTACAGGGCGCAGACGGATGAAAGAACGCCCTTTCAAATGCTCCGACAGGCTGGAATCAAGGCGATACCAGCTCCATCCAATGACATAGCCCTTCGAATTGAAGCAGTAGACAGCGTTTTGAACAAAATGGCTGACGGAAAGCCCTGTTTATTGGTGGATCAGAGGTGTTTGAACCTCAAAAAAGGATTTAACGGTGGATATCACTACAGAAGGATGCAGACTGCCGGTGATCGCTATGATGAAAAGCCCTTCAAGAACAGATATTCCCATATTCATGACGCTTTGCAGTATATGTTCATGGGAGCTGGTGAAGGAAGGACCATCTTGCACGGAAAGAAAAGAATGAACCCGACAAAAGCGAAAACAACTTGGAATGTTTTTGACAAGGTGGACAAACCAAAAAGGAAATCATGGAACATATTCGGAATGAATGGCTAGTATTTTTCTATACGCCCTTTAATCCCCCTTGGTACACAAAATGGCGAAAAAAGGGCTTTACCCATGTTGGAGCTATGAATTTTTATCCCAAATTTGACTGCTGGATGCTTTTAGAGGGGTTGTATGGACGATTGCACGTGGAACTTATTGACGGTCCTGAAGCCCAAAAGATTCTGTCCTATGTAAAAAGATTGAACGGAAAGGTCCTCAAGGGTAGGGAGATGGACACGCCCAACTTTCGTGGAGAGTGGTGGGTGAAGGAGCATAGCTGCGTGAGTTACATTCAGCGACTAATTGGTTTACGATCCTTTTGGATGTTTACGCCCTATCAGTTATTTTGTGCGTTGAAAAAAAATGATTTTCAGCTCTTTGTAGGGCAAGGATTAAATAATGGCTAGACGACCTAAACCTAAACCTAAACCAAAACCTAAACCAAGACCTAAGGGATATTAAAATGACTAAAGAAATATTTCAAGGAGAGGCTATTGCAATACAAAGACAGCAACACGAACAACATAAATTTAACAAATGGTGGAATAATCTAAATGAAGATGTAAAAGAAAAGTTGGCTTATGCAAAAGAACATCTTATGGGGATAGATGCTCATACAATGACAATGAAAGAAATAAAAACTTATTTAAAAAAAAGATCAGAAAAGAAAGCAATCAAGGCAAAAAGAATATTAAACTCTAACGCAAGTAATTAAATGGGAATTTTTAAAAGACCGAAATATCAGGAAACGGAAACCGACAAGATGATTAAGCGTCAGCTTGAGGAAGAACAAAAGGAACGAGCAGTAAAGGAAGAAGCAAGGGCTGAAAGAAAAAGAAGGTACGCCAAAGGAATGATTGGTTCACGATCCATGTTCTCAAGAGCTGGTGGCAGTGGATTCTATGATCCTGAAGGGCAGCAGTATTCATAATGGGAGGTAACAACTCAACAAGCTCCAATTCACAAGGTGACAGTTATTATTCAGGTGGTGGAACTGGTGGGGAATATGACACTCCCACGCCAACGACAAAGAAAAAAGAAGAAAAAAAGAGAAAAGTTAAAAAGGGAATTAAAGTCGTTGAGGAAAAACTAGGAGTTACGGAAATAAAGCATGGTCCAATGGGCTATCTTCAAACAAAAAAAGGAACAAAGGATGTCCGTGCATTAAAACTGTCAAAAACAAAAGGTGGAACATCAATGTTTGGACAAGAAGCATCCCGAGCTACTGATGATTATTTAATTGGTTTGGGATCGGATGTCGCAAAGGTTGGAAATTATTTTAGACAAAAAGGTGGAAAATTCATACGAATCAGCAAGGCAGAGGGGGAAAGATTATATGCAAAGGGCGATCCCAGTATAAGTCGTTCTACTTTTCTTACTTCAAAAGGAAAGGAAATGAAGTATGGAAAGTCAGGTGGAGCTATGGGTTCAGGTGATCCGTCAGGAATGATGACAAGCATCCCCATTTCAGAAGCAATGTTTGAAAAACAAAAGAAGATTCAAACACTAGCCTTGGCTGGAATGTCATTGGCAATGCCAATGGGATTGGCTCAAGGAATGAGAGCTGTTGCTGCCGATACTTTCCAAAGACCGTATTCGGACTACATCTCTGCATTTTATAAAGGACAAAGTGGCGAAGCCAACTTTGCAAAGGCAGTAGGATTTGCGAATCAAGGAAGGGATACAGCTAACTTGGCTATGGGTACTGCCGTTTCTGATGGTGGAGAAAAGAAATCAACGAAATTTACTAAAAAAACTACGAAATACTTTGCTGGATCATATGCAGATGAGGCAAAGAAAAAGCGTAAATTCTTTCAACATGGAGCAAACTAATGCCTTATACCGATCCTGACATAAGCCCAACCATAGCTGACAACAGCAAGGTTGAGAAGATTTTAAAAAGATACAAGGAAGCACAATCATTAAAAGATAACTGGAAGGAGAAGTTTGAGGAGGCATATGAATATTGTCTGCCTCAAAGAGAATCCTTCTATGAAGAATCACCAGCTCAAAGGCGCACGGATAAAATATTTGATGAAACAGCAGTTGTAGGCATACAGGAGTTTGCCAGTCGCCTACAATCAGGCATTGTTCCAACTTTTGCAAGATGGGCTAATTTGGAAGCTGGTGTTGAAATACCAGAGGAGAATGTAGAATCCGTCAATCAATCATTGGATGCAATCACCCAGTTTGTTTTTGAAACAGTTGGCAACAGTAATTTTAATCAGGAGGTCCATGAATGTTTTATGGACTTGGCTGTAGGCACAGGATGTCTTCTGGTTGAAGACGGTGACGCAGTTAATCCCATTAAATTTTCTGCCATTCCTTTGCCACATTTAATTTTAGCAAATGGTCCTGACAATAAAATTGATACAGTCTTTAGAAGAAGATATTGTAAATTAAAGGAAGTTGAGATCATGTATCCTCAAGCAAAAGTTCCTGAAGACATAATGCAATCCATGGGTCCTGATAAGAAATGCACTTTACTGGATGGTGTTTATCGAATTTATGATGAACCTAATGTAGAAAAATATAAGCATTGTGTTGTTCTTTTGGAAAAGAAAGTAATCGTACTGGAAGAATTTTTTGAAGGCGTGGGATCAAATCCCTACATTGTCTTCAGGTGGAACAAGGCATCAGGCGAAGTATATGGTCGAGGACCAGTATTCAACGCCATGTCTGCAATCAAGACTTGCAATCTGACAATTCAGTTAATTTTAGAAAATGCTCAGATGTCCATATCAGGAATATATCAGATAGAGGATGATGGAATAGTTAATCCTGACAACATTCAGCTCGTTCCCGGCAGCCTCATTCCAATCGCCCCAAACTCAAGAGGTTTGCAGCCAATTAATTCGGCTGGGCGATTTGATGTAGCTCAGTTGGTACTAGAGGATATGCGTAATAATATTAAGAAGGCATTGTATATGGAAACACTAGGAAGACCTGAAGGCACTCCTATGACTGCAACGGAAGTTGCTGAACGAATGGCAGATTTGTCAAGACAAATCGGATCATCATTTGGTAGGTTGCAATCAGAATTTGTTGTGCCAGTATTAAGGAGAGTTATTCGCATCTTAAAAGATCAAGGAAGAATAGAATTACCAATAGTCAATGGTCGAGAAGTCAAAGTACAGGCAATCAGTCCGTTGGCAAGAGCGCAATATCAACAAGATATTAGCGACATAAACAGATTTCATGAGATTATCGCTACGACATTCGGTCCACAAGTCCTTAATTTAATAGTTAAACAGGACGAAGTGGCGAAACATATCGGTAAGCTGATGAACATTCCTGAGAAACTATTAAGAGATTCAACGGAACAGCAAGAACTAGCCCAAGAATTGCAATCTATGGCACAAGAAGGACAACTAGGAGAATTAAATGGCATGGGAAAAACACAAGTCGCCTAAAAAGCCACTTACCACCTCAATAGACGGATATACAAGAACACCAGAAGTTGAAAAGAAATTAAATCAACTTGTAGCTAGTGTTTTTAAGGGAGATGATGGAAAGCAAGTATTAGCTTATCTGAAATCTATTACCATGGAAGCCGTGGCTGGACCAAATATAACTCAAAATGAACTGTTTCATTTAGAGGGTAAACGCTATCTTGTAGCAATACTAATACAAAGAATTAATAAACATAACAATGAGGTGAAAAAATGAGTGAAGAACAAGTACAAGAACAATCAACAGAAACACAGGAAGACACAGGGAAACCTGAACACATTTCTGACAAGTTTTGGGATGCTGATAGCAAGTCAGTCAATGTAGAGGCATTGTCAACAAGCTATAATACATTGGAAAAGAAACTTGGAAAACGAACAGAAGACCTGACAAAACAAATTCGTCAGGATATGGAT